GATGGTGGTCTCGTTCCGCAAGTCGGAGGGCCCGTGCATTTTGATCGGGACGGGACAGGCTTTCGGTGAGTCTGTCGATGGACTGCAGACTGCGGACCTCGCCATGTTCACCATGCTGCCATGGCGGCCTGGAGACTTCGAGCAGTGGAAGGGACGCTTTGACCGTCTGGGTGGACGACCCACCCTGCTGAAGGTGGTGCTCGCCAAACGCACCTACGACGAGAAGATCTCAGGCATCTTGGCTGAGAAGATTGGACCCATTCGTGAGTTCCTCGCTGCCGAGCAGTACGAGGGGCTGGACGACAAACTCATGGGCATTGACGACCGCGAAGCCATGCGGACTTCGGTGCTCAACACACTCTTTGGGAGCAACGATGACTGAACCTGCCCTCCTTGATACCGGCCGCTCGACCAGCGGATGGTCATTCTGGGGACCGGCCTTTGCCTGCGACCGGCTCTGGTACATCACCAACGTCCTTCAGAAGCGCTTTTTCAACGCTGACGCCCTGACCCAAGGGTCCATGGGCCACACCATCCTCGCCCACTACTACGCGCAGCTTGGCTGCACGCAGGGTGGCTTCGACCACGAGGGAGAGCATGTCACCGATCCCGATCACTTTCTGCCTCCAGAGGAAGCAGTGCGAGAGTGGGTCCGAAAGCGAGAAGCACAAGGAGAGGACGGCAACGCCTTCCTCGCCAACACCTTCACGATGTTCCGGCAGTATCGACAGCGCGAACCCTTCGTCCACGACCGGGTGGTGGGCGTGGAGTGTCTGGCGAAACTGACTGTCGGGTACGACGAGCACGGAACCTTCGGATTGTGGACCGACGAGAACCTGGATGACCCAGCACTGTTGGATTGTCCCAGCCTGGAAGAACCGCACCCCAACGTGCCTGCCCTGCAGCACGGCAAGCCGATCGTGGTCACCAAACGCTTCGACCTCGTCATGCAGCACAGGCAAGACGGCAAGGTCTACATCTGGGACCACAAGGTGACGGGTGCTGGTGTGGGGAAGACCCGCGCGCAGCAGTACGCCATGGACGGGCAGTTCGCGGTCAACCGCATCGCTGGCGCGCAGATGTACGACAACTTCGGCGGCATGATTCTGAACCTCGTGCAGAGGCGATCACCCTGGACGGTGAGCCGACAGTTCGTGCCTCCCACACCATGGCGCGACGCGCAGTTGCCGAGGCAGATCTACCGCAAGGCACACGCTCTGGCATCGGACCTCAGCGGCACGCTGAACGGTGAGATGGGCGAGGGAGACTGGCAAATGACGCAGAGCGAGTTGCTCTGCTACCACCGCTACGGCAAGTGTGGTGCCTTCGACCTCTGCTCTTTCGGTTGAAGATCCTTCACAGATTGCCCCGGTCTGTGTTACAAAGGTGAGGCTCCGGCCTCGGCGGGGCAACACAACAACAACAACATTATTGGAGGTGACCATGGGTTCTGCCCAGGTCATGGGGCTTGTCTTTGGACAGCCCAAGCGCACAAAGACCTCGATGGTCGCCAGCGCATTCCCGAACGCCCTGTGGGTTCCGGGCGAGGGTGCGAACGCGATCATGAGCGTCTGTCAGAACGAGTGGGGGTACGAGCCCACCATCTACGACCATCCCATCCGAACGCTGGACGGACTGCTGGAACTCCTCGCCATGGTTGAGGAGCACAACCTTGCAGAGGAGTACGGCGCTGTCTGCGTGGATGGCATGACGGCACTGTGTGAGTCCAGCCTTCGCCACTGGCAAGACAACCCAAAGCTGACCAACAGCGGCAAGGTCGACAAGTTCTACCCGTACCAGCAGTTGAAAGACCGGCTGTTGCGACTGGCTGAGCGGGCTCGGCACATTGGCGTGAACGTGTTCCTCGTGGCGCACGAGCAAGCACCGGGTGCTGGCATGGACGGCTCCTTTGTTCCTGGCGGCCCGTCCCTGGGCAGCAAGGGGCAGGTGGTCCGTGTCCCAGCATGGTGTGACTTCAACGCCCGTGCTGTGGTCAACAAGGACTACCCAGACCCGTGGGTCAAGACTGGTCTGTACGTTGACCCCTTCGACTCAACCTGGGTGACGGGTGACCGCAACGGCGTGGCGTATGCAACGGCTCCGCCCAACGTGCGTGAACTGCTTCGCGCCAGCGCAGTCAACTATGGCTTGTCCAGGCTCAAGGGTCTGGAGTGGCAGGACGAAGTCGCGGACGCAGTTGCTGCGCACGTAGTCGAAGGAGACCTCGACGGCGCTGTCAGCAAGGGCGCATCCATGGGGCAGAAGCTCGCAAAGAGCCCAGGCCGCCAGGGTCAGCTTCATGTTCGCTGGGCAATCCAAGACGGCATTGCTCGCGGCGTCATCCAAAAGCACCGCACCGCCAACATGTTTGATCTTCAGCCTCCTGCTCCCAAGAAGAGCAAGAAGAAGGCTGCTCCCCCTCCGTCCGAGTGACGGCTGTTCCGGCAGTGCAAACCGGACCTACAACAAACCCATCCGCAAGGATTCATCATGTCGTTCTACATTCCCGCAGATACCTGCAAGTCCGTCGGCGCTGGCAACTTGCCCCCCGGCACCGGCTACTACGCCGTTGAGATCGTTCAGTTCGAGGACCGCGGTGTCCTCGACAAGCAGGGCAACTACTCGTACTTCATCCACATGAAGTTTGATAACGGTGCCACCATCCGGCAGATTGGATCGGTGCCGTTCGACAGCGACGGTGAACTCGCTCCAGCGCTCCGCGCCATGGACGAAGACACCCGCAACAAGAAGATCGGTGGCATGGTCGCCGCGCTGAAGCGCGTGGCCATCTCCTCTGGCATCAACGAGGACTACATGGCCGAGAATGGACTGCCGACCGAGCACCTTGTTGGGCGCATTGCCTACATCGCGTACCTCGGCCGCCCCACTGACACCCCCCGTGGTGTCAAGGCCTATGGCGACGTGCAGGACTTCCTGACCAAGGACCGGTACGACAAGTTGGTTGACAGCGGCGCGGTTCCCGAGGACACCCGTCAGTTCCACTGGCGCAAGAACCAGGGCAACACTGCCGCTCAGGAACGTGGCAACAAGATGCCGCCTCCCCCCACCTCTCGGGGCAAGCTGCCTCCACCGCCCACGCGCTGAGTCTCTCTGCGCTGCCTAACCAACCGCCCCCGGCAGCCTCAACTGCCGGGGGTTTTTTGAGGAACCCATGACCAAGCAAGTCCGCCTCTTCGACCACATTCCCACCCACCTTGATCGCACGGCACAGGTTGTTGCTGGCTCCGTGTGGATTCACCGCAACAGCAATGAGTACACCGTGCTCGACGTTGCCAACCAACATGCAGACGACCGCAAGCGCTACCCGCTAATGGTCGTCTATGTCGACAAAGAGAACCGGACCTGGGCGAAGCCCATCGGCCGCTTCTTGGCGGGCATGACCCGTGTTTCCAAATCGGCGGGCTCTGTCGAAAAACCTATCGATGGAATCGAACTGTGGGCCACGACGAGTGGAGCCGAAGTCCGTACTCGGCTGGGGCGTGTGCTTCTGGTCTGCGAATCTTGGGACGCAGGACGGACTGTCGCCAGCCGAATGAACGACTCCAAACTGGTTTGGACGCCGAGCACACCCACAACAACCGCACACGAAGCGGTGCTTCGCCGTTGCCTTCAAGTTGAAGGTGTGACCCCAGGCCGCGACCTGACGCGGTTCTGGGAGGGGCGGTTGTCTTGATTCCCAAGCGCAACCTGACCAAGTCTGAGAGGCTGGTACTGGAACTGTTCGAGATTCACGAGAAAGCCTACGGCGGGCTGACCCGCCAAGACCTGCAGGAGTTCACCGACTACAGCCGCACAACGGTATCGGCCGCATTGCTGGGGTTGAAGGTTGAAGGGTTCATCGAAGTGGTTGGTCACCGGAGGATGACCAGCAACTCCGGCCGACCCGGCGCGGTCTACGCACGGCGGCAAGTATGACCGCGCCCACGACTCGCACGCTGGGCCTCGACGACTGGATGACCCCGCCGGAAGTGTTCGACAAAGTTCATGCTCTTGCAGCATTCGACCTCGATGCCTGTGCCACCGATGAGCGCTGCTCGCGTCTTCCTCGGTTCATCAGCCCAGAAGAAGACGCGCTCATCACCACCTGGGATGGTCGTCGTGTCTGGTGCAATCCACCCTATGGTCGAGACATCAAGTACTGGATC